TTATGTGGTTTGTTTTCGTAATTGTTCGGCACAATAGTCGAGATGTGTTTGCAGATCCTGCATAGACATCTGTGAGCTGGTGACGTAGTTAATCAGTGCAGTCAGTTCGGCAAGTGGGCCATCGACATTAAATCCATCCTTATCGAGATCCCGGAGTAATTTCATCAAGTGCGATCCCTCCACCAGTGACTTGACGCCTCCCGGCGTGTGAATCCTTTCGGTAAATCCGTCTTCCAGTGGATAGTGATACTGCTGCATCTTAATCTTCTCCATGCAATAACTGTATATTTATACAGTATCAAATAATTTGTTTGCTATCCAGCACGTTTTGCAAATTACCTAAAAGGTAATATCTATTTATATTCACAGTATTTCTATCCATATGTGGTTTTTCAGGTAATAGAATAACCAGATATGCGGCGCAACGGGTGCTGCGACTATCTGGAGATTTAACATGACGGTCTCAACCGAAGTTGACCACAACGAATACACAGGTAACGGCGTTACGACATCATTTCCGTATACCTTCCGCATTTTCAAAAAAACAGACCTGGTTGTTCAGGTGTCTGACCTGAACGGTAACGTAACAGAATTGGTTCTGGATACCGGTTATACGGTAACTGGGGCGGGCACTTATAGTGGCGGTTCTGTTGTTCTTCCGTCGCCGCTTGCTGCTGGCTGGAAAATCACGATAGAGCGTGTGCTTGATGTGGTGCAGGAGACTGATCTTCGCAATCAGGGAAAATTTTTCCCCGAAGTTCATGAGGATGCATTTGACTACCTGACGATGCTGATCCAGCGATGTTTTGGGTGGTTCAGACGTGCATTGATGAAACCATCTTTGCTTGCAAAATATTACGATGCAAAGCAAAACAGAATTTCTAACCTTGCAGATCCATCACTTGAGCAGGATGCTGTAAATAATCGCTCAATGCGTAATTATGTCGATGCTGCAATCGCCGGGGTTGTTGGTGGTTTTGGTTGGTTTATTCAGTATGGTTTTGGGGCAGTATATCGAACGTTCCAGGATAAGATGCGGGATATCGTCAATGTTCGCGATTTTGGTGCAAAAGGGGATGGCATTACTGACGATACAGACGCAATAACAAATGCCATCATTTACTGCGCATCTAACGGAAAACGCCTGAAGTGGGATTCTGGTGTGTATTTGATTAGCCGCATAAAATGCGGCGGGGATAATTATAACTATGACTGGGTAGCTGATGGCAAGGTTGTCTTAAAGTCAACCGCAAAAGAGCCTCTTGGTCCAAACTGGATTGATGATTATTTCATAAGACTCGAAGGTGGAGATGCCACGCCAATTGACTATAATTCAACAATAAATCCTGGTGACACATCAATATCAATTAACTCAGCATATTCTGTTGATGCAGGCGATATAATTATGATTCATGGCAATCGCTTAATTCAGACAGATAATAGAGGACAGGCTTGTGAAGGTGAAATGCATGTTGTTACTGCTTTTGATAATGCAACAAAAAAAGCGGAGATATCAGGTGCATTTTATTTTTTCTACTCTGCGAGCAATGATTACTCAACGACCGTAACAGCATCTGTATCCGGAGGTGAATTCTCATTTGGTAATGATGCAACATTAACAAAACAATACAATCAGGTAAAAGTAACAGGTGTCACCGGAGCTAACGCCGGAATATCAAGATACATAACTCATTGGGATTACGACACTAAAACAGCAAAATTTGAATATGCTCAGGGACCATTCCCGTTTAAACCATCTGTTGGAGACGAGTTTAAAATCACAAGAAAGGCAAATATATATAAAAGAAAACCATGCTACGGCAGAATTGTCGGTGATTTCAATTTTGAAAGACCTGTCACGCAGAACGCATCTCCTGGTGATTTGGGGTTCCGTGGTCTTGTGATAGATGGCGCTGTTGATATGCATATAGAAGGAATAAAACTAATCGGCTTTTCAGAAACTGGAATTTTTCTTGAGTCAAGCTACAGAACGAAAATAATAGAACCATATATTGAATACTCAAACCGTGCATATGATTTAACAAACGGCACTGGTTATGGTGTTGAAATATACAATAGCAGCTATTGCACAGTCGTGGATATGACAGCATTTGCTTGCAGGAGGGGGCTTGATGTAAGCGGGACTCAAATGGTATCACTGTATAATAACATTATAAATCCAACGATGATGGGTGGTGGAACTGCATATGATGGAGTTAAATTTTTCCCTGATGGCGATACAAGAAATTCATGTTGCGGTGGACACGGCCCATCATACGAAACAACTTTTACAGGCGGCAATTCAGTCAATTTGTATTATGCTGGTGTAATACGCGGATTAAATGAAGTGTATGATGGAATGAACGTCAGGGGATTTAGCGGCCCGGCTCCTTTTTTTGTAAGATATAGTGGTGGTGGGTTCACGATTCAGAACTGTAATTATATTGATGGTTTTACTGAGATGTCTTTGCCATACAACTTGAGGTACAAACCTGTGAATGCAACTCAACGTAATCACAGACCTCTTGTTTTTATTGAAACAACTCTGGCACAGACAGACAGAAACTCTTACTATAAAGAACTTCCTGTTGTTATTAAGAATAATACCGCAAGGACTGTTCTCAAGGGCTTTTTACGTTTTGAGGTTAATGATGGCCTCACCCCTCTAATCCAAAATATTTATTTTGGTGGTAATTTATGCATGGCGAACCCAGAAACATCAGACTCTGTATCAGGGCAAACAGAGGCAGTAATGGTTTATTCATCTGTTCCTGGTGCAATAATTGTTCGAAATTTCCATGATCTTGGCGGTAACAGAATTGTTCCTGTTGGAGCAGGATACAGATACTGCGGTATGTTCAACACGCCAGATGGAATAGCAGGAACAATAGTTCAACCAGACGGAAAATATCTAATAACACTTGAAGCCAACAAATCTACAAGTATCCTTGTTGGTGGATACGTACCATGTGTTCGCCTTGATATGCACGACATACTTGATATTCATGGGGTAATTGCAGTTGGTGTTATTATTCATCGTGGTGACCGATCTGATTTTTCTCCTTTAAAAGAAATTAATAAGCAAAATGTTGTATTGAAAACCGGAGTTCTTTCAGATAATGATGGTGATGAAAATAACTTAAATATTTCGTTTGACTTTGCAACCATATATTTAAGCAACAAGATGCCAAATAAGATTCAACTATCTATTGAAGTATCAGGAGTGTAATTGTATCAATTTGCTAAATTAAAAAAGGATAAAAATATGGATACAACACCAATAACACATGCAGTATGCGCGGTTATTGCGCAGATACTGGTTGGCCTTTCTACCGGAAACTGGGCTTACGGTGCGATAGCCGGTTGTACGTTCTTCATTGCGCGTGAACACACCCAGGCAGAATATCGCTGGATAGAAAAGTTTGGGAAAGGGAAACGCATCAACATGCCGTGGTGGGGAGGTTTTGATCCACGCGTGTGGGATGTGGGAAGTCTGTTGGATTTTGCTGTTCCTGTTGTTTTTTGTTTTTGTGTTTATTTCTCTATTTGACTGCTACCGCGCCATTAAATGGTGCGGTATTCAACCTGATCTTCACTGTTTGTTTCTTCAGAGTCATGTAAAAGGTGAGCTTTATTCTCGGCATGAAAAACAGGGAATTGACGATGTTAAAGTAACAAAAAACCATAAATGGTTTATCATGCGTAATGCTTTACTGTTCAGGAGGTTGTTATGCATATAAACGGTGGAAAACATGTCAGCTCAACTAACCAGTGAAACTTTAAATCAGTGGCTTAGCATGAGTTCTCTGGCGGCGGTGATAGCAGGAGTTCCTCCTGAGGTTGCTTTGGGTGCTTTGGCTGGAGCGGTAATTTTTGTTACCTCTGCAGTAGAGTACCCCATCCGTCGCCGGGTGCTCCTGTCGATGCTCAGCTTTCTTTGCGGCCTTCTCTTTTACAAACCAGCAGCATCAATTCTTATCGGCATAGCCAGCCTGATCCCTACCATCACGCAGGACTCTTTTGAAAAAGGGATTGTTTTCTCTGCAGGCGCATTCGTGTCAGCAATTGTCGCTGTGCGTATTGGTATATGGCTCTATCACCGTTCCGATAATCCACGCGAGTTAATTCCGGGGAGAAAAGACGATGGTAACGCATGAGTTTTTTTTGCTTATCACCAATGCAGTTATTTGCACTGGCATAGCAATTCGCGTTGTCACATTCCGGCGTAACGGCTCTCAACACCGAAGGTGGGGAGGATGGCTTGCTTATTTCCTGATTGTTGCTGCGGCCAGTATTCCTGTTCGTGTCGCCTATGCAATCTGGTTCCGCACGCCAATGGCTGTGGATTTATCTGAGGTCATTATCAACGCTGTCATGCTCGCTGCGGTTATTAAAACGCGCGGTAACGTCGTTCAAATTTTCAAAGTATCGAGGTCTAAACATGGAGATTAAACAATTCCAGCGAGCTGCTGGTATTAGCGAGGCGCTGGCCGCACGCTGGTTCTCGCATATAACTTCTGCGATGAAAGAGTTTGGTATCAGCAAACCAGAAGATCAGGCAATGTTTATTGCTCAGGTCGGGCATGAGTCTGGAGGTTTCACCCGGTTGCAGGAAAATTTCAACTACAGCGTCAGCGGACTGGCTAACTTTGTTCGGGCTGGGCGTCTCACTCAGGGACAGGCCAACGCATTGGGGCGACGCGCAGGCGAACCACCATTGCCACCTGAGCGCCAGAGAGCGATTGCCAATCTGGTGTACAGCAAACGCATGGGTAACAATGCTCCTGGCGATGGCTGGAACTACCGTGGGCGCGGACTTATCCAGATTACCGGTTTGAATAACTATCGTGACTGTGGAAACGGTCTTAAGGTTGACCTGCTGGAGAGTCCTGAACTGCTGGCGCAGGACGAATACGCGGCTCGTAGCGCGGCGTGGTTCTTCTCCAGCAAAGGCTGCATGAAGTATACCGGAGATATTGCACGTGTAACTCTGCTTATCAATGGTGGCCGGAACGGCATTGATGACCGGCGCGCGCGATACATCACTGCCAGTAAGGTGCTGGCGGTATGATCTGGGCATTCGCAAAAGCATACAGGAAACAGTTGGTTATCATGGCGATGCTTGCTGTTCTGGTCATATCAGGAGTTGTAGCCTGGAATGCACACGGCAGTCGTCAGTACGACGCCGGGTATGCGCAGGCACAGGAAGATCAGAAACAGGCTGATGATAAGGCCAGGTCACAACGTGATCAGGAGAAAACACAAATTGAACGTGAAGCACAATCCCGTATCGATGTGGCGCGTGTTGATGCTGAGCATGCTAATGCCGCTGCTGACAGCCTGCGCGCCGAGCTTGACAAAACCAAGCGACTCGCCGAACACTATACCGGATCTTTCCCCACTGGCACGCCAGCCAGCAAGGTCATCGGTGTGCTCGCCGACATGCTTGAAGAAAGCAACCGAGTTTACAACGCAACAGCAGCTGAGGCTGAAAAGTATCGGATTGCAGGAGAATCCTGCGAACAGCAATACGATTCACTGAAGAAGCAAAAATCGTGGTACTGATTTTTGGTGACGGTATATAAAACGGTACGGTGAAAATCAGGCTGCAGAAAGTTGTTATCAGTCAATTGGTTATGTATGTCGTAAATAATTGAGTGGGAATGATTTGAACCCTGCACTATGAATGAACAAAACCCTCTGTTACTACAGAGGGTTTTTTATACTCACGAATCATAGGCTTGAAGTTACTGACATCGCTTAGTTAAACCAGCTGTCCGATTTGTTCTCTTCTGCTTTACCCACGCTTTTCATCAGATCGCGACCGCCTTCAGTCATATTTCTGTTTGCGTCAGCTTCAGATTGCACCACATCGGTTTGCGCAGCTTTGTGCTTCAGTTCCTGATCGATAAATTCGTTTTCGCGCTTGACGCGGGCTTCTTCTTTCGCCAGCGCCAGTTTTTGTTTCTGAATCTCTAAGCTGCGTAGCTCATCTTCATAACTTTGATCGCGTTTTTTGTCCGCAGTGGCTTCGGCGTCCAGTTTATCCTGACGAGCTTTCTTATTCGCCGCTGCCGTTGCCGCTCTTTTATTAGCCGCGGCCTGGGCGTTTGCGCGACGTTGCTTCTCTTGCTGGATTTCCCTGTTGCGCTCCGCGACCCATTCGTCATGCTGCCTTTGCTCTTCATTTTTACCTTGCTGTTCCGCTTCTGCGACAGCCGAGAGTTGATCCTGCAATGATGAGGCGATAGCCGGATAGCTTAAGGAGGCTAAGATGGCGCAAAGAAAAACTTTCTTCATGACTCCTCCTGATTATTAGCTCTTTTCAGGACATTTGGTATTTGGCTGAATACGCGTTTCGTTATACGTCGTGGTAATAACAACGGCTAAACCTGTCGTAAACTGGCACTCTTTACCCACCTGGGTGGAGGTATACACTTTGGTGCCTTCCTTATATGTTAAAGAAACACCTTCCACTAAGGTTTTATCATTCACCATCGAACCCGCTGCCGCGCCTACAGCTCCGCCGCCAACTGCACCTGCCGTCGTTCCGGAATTGCTGCCAGACCCGACGTTGTGGCCGATAACACCGCCAGCGACAGCGCCAATAAGCGCGCCGAAGGCTTGTGCGTTCCGTTTATTTTGGGCGTTGTCTACGGCAACTTTTGCGGGAAGAATGGAAATAATATTAACGGTTTTAGTTTCTTGTTTGGTATTCAGTTGATCGGTTTGATAAACATCGGCAGCATGATCATCAGCATTTGACTGGCATCCTGCCAGAGTGAATGACGCTAACATTGCCACAGGCAGAAGACATTTTTTAAATTTCAT